CCTGACTTTTGCAGGTGACGGTGCTACCTTCTCAGCAGGTAAACTTAGAGTTTACGCTCTATTGATGGACGTTTCTGAACAAGGAAGTACATCAGCTAATGAAGTTGATAGAGACACATTAGCATAAATATACTAACTGGGGGCTGGGTCTAACTTGGCCCCCTAACAAGATTTTTATGAAAGATTGTATCTATGGCAGAATCCTATTTAACCTTAACTAATAAAGTACTTGCACGATTAAACGAAGTTGAATTAACAAGTTCAACCTTTTCTTCGTCTAGAGGTATTCAAACTCAAGCTAAAACAGCTATTAATGAATCTGTTAGATACATAAACCAAAGAGAATTTAATTATCCATTTAATCATGCAACAGACTCAGAAACACTTGTTGCAGGTACATTTAAATATAGTTTACCAACAACAGCTAAGTTAGCTGACTATGATACATTTCGTATCGTCAAAGATTCTGACTTAGGTACAAGTGGCGGTAAATTAAATAGTATGAACTACAAAGAGTATATTGAGAATCATGTTACTCACGAAGATGAAATTGTAACCACAACATTAAATGGATCACACTCTAGTTCTGTAACTACACTAACACTTACATCTACCACAAACTTTGATTCTGCAGGTAGTGCTTATATAGGTAGTGAGATTATATCTTATACAGGTGTAAGTGGAAATGACTTAACAGGTGTTACACGTGGAACACAATCTACTACTGCGGCTACACATGCTAGCGGTGTACAGGTAGCACAGTTTGACAATGGTAGTGCGCCAACACATGTAGTAAGAACACTAGATAACAATTATATATTGTATCCTTGCCCAGAAAAAGCATACACTATAAAGTATGATTACTTTACATTTCCTACTGATATGGATGCACATGGAGATACAACTACTATACCTGATAGATTTGCAGCCGTTATTGTAGATGGTGCAACTGCATTTATATATCAGTATCGTGGTGAAACACAGCAATATGCAATTAACTTTACTAGATTTGAGCAAGGCATAAAAAATATGCAAACTCTTCTAATAAATAAATATGACTATTTAAGGTCTACTTATATAACTAGAAATCATATAGGAAGTCCTACTTCAACTTTTAGGTCTATTTAAATATGCCTGATCAATCACAAGTCCAACCGTTTTCGTTTAACTGTGAAGGCGGTTTAGTTTTAAACAAGTCTACATTTATTATGGAACCCGGACAGGCACTAGAGTTAACTAACTTTGAGCCAGATGTTGAGGGTGGCTACAGACGAATTAATGGATACAAACCTTATATAATACAACAAGTTCCTGAAACAGCACTTAGTAGTGAGCCAATGTTAATGACAGCATTATTTCACGACTACATAGTTGCTGCTAGAGGAGAAAAGATATTTAGTTCTGCTAGTACAACACTGTCACAAAAAATAACTTCTAGTGCTACAATGTCAGGGTCAGGAACTATCAATGCAAAAAGCACTACATCTTTTAGTTCTAGTGGTACTTTGTATATAGACTCAGAAATATTTACATATACAGGAGTAACAGCTACAACTTTTACTGGGGTAACAAGAGCTACAAGTAGCACTACAGCAGCAGTCCACGAAGCTAATGTTGTTATATCTGAAAGTTGGACAGAAAGAGATACAGGTAGAACAAGTGCTGCAAAGTATAAGTTTGAAAGATTTAACTTTGATGGCAACGATAAATTTATTGTAGTAGATCAGGCAAATGCACCAACTATATTTAACACATCCCTATCTGCAACAGATGTATCATCTGCAGGTGGTGGAGAAGTAACTACAGCAGTTACAGGTGCTAAACACGTAGCTGCATTTAAGAGCCATATGTTCTATTCAGGAATGTCTAGTACACCACAAGAGTTAGTATTTAGTGTTCCATTTGATGAGGATAACTTTGCTACAGCTAGTGGTGCAGGTAGTATTAAAGTAGATGACACAATCGTAGGACTAAAAGTTTTCCGTGAAGATTTATTTATCTTCTGTGAAAATAGAATATTTAAACTGTCAGGCACAACAAGTTCTAACTTTGCTATTGTACCCGTTACAAGAAACATTGGGTGTGTAAATGGTGATACAATACAGGAATTTGCTGGTGACTTAATATTCTTAGGACCAGACGGGTTACGTACTATTGCTGGTACTGCAAGAATTGGTGACGTTGAACTTGGTACAATTAGTTCTCCTGTACAGCCTTTATTTAAAGAACAATTAAGTGATTCTGGAAACTTTACTTCATTAGTTATTCCAGACAAAACACAATACAGAATATTTTTTTCTAAAGCTGTTGGTGCAGAAAAAACTACTACAGGTGTAATATGTGTATTAAGAGGACAGTCTTTTGAATTTTCACAGATAAAAGGTATTAAACCTGCTTGTACAGACAGTGTTGTAGAATTAGGCAATGTTATACCTATACATGGAAGTTTTGATGGATATGTATACAGGCAAGATCAAGGAAACACTTTTAATGGTACACTAGTAGACGCTAAGTACCGTAGCCCAGACTTAACCTTTGGAGATCCGGGTATAAGAAAACATATGCAAAGGGTAAATATTAACTACGCACCTGAATCAACTATTGACGCAGACATGTTTGTAAGGTATGATTACGAAGCAAAAGATTCATCAAGACCAGCAGCGTATCCACTAGACACAACAGACGTTGCAGGTACATACGGTGCAGTATCAGTTTATGGTAATGCTACTTACGGTGGTCCATCACAACCTATTGTAAGAAAATCAGTAGAAGGTTCTGGGTTTGCTGTAGCATTAAGAGTAGAAGATGGATCTAATTCAACAGGTCCATATTCATTAAAAGGATTTCAAATGGAATTTCAATTAGGGGCTAGAAGATAATGGGTGCTACGTACACAAGACAATCAGACTATTCAGATGGAGATACCATCGTTGCAGCAGATACTAACGATGAGTTTGATCAGCTTCTAGCTGCTTTTGCTGCAAGTTCAGGACATACACATGACGGTACTGCTGCAGAGGGTGGACCAATAACGAAGTTATTAGGTCATACTCTTACCTTTGGTACAGGCAGTACAGGAACAGATATTACTATCACTTTTGATGGTGAAACAAATGATGGTGTATTAAAATGGATGGAAGATGAAGATTACTTTGAGTTTTCTGATGACATACTTGTAGCATCTACAGAAAAAATACAGTTTGGTGATACTGCTAGTTTTATACAACAAAGCTCTAATGGTGTTCTTAGGATAGATGGTGAAGCTACAGTAGACATTAATGCTTCTACAGCCGTACTGGTTAGTAATGATTTAAAATTAGATAGTGATGCAGCTATACTAGGTATGGGTGTTGATAATGATGTTACCTTAACACACGTTGCTGACACAGGTATATTGTTAAACAGCACTAGACAATTACAATTTGGTGACAGTGGTACATACATACATCAATCTGCAGATGGTGTACTTGACTTAGTATCTGACACAGAGATTGAGATAAACGCTACAACTATAGATATAAATGGTGCAGTAGATGTTAGTGGTGAGATAGCCGCAGCTTCATTAGACATATCAGGAGCCATAGACGTTGATGGTACTACAAACTTAGATGTTGTAGACATTGATGGTGCAGTAGACATGGCATCAACCCTTACAGTTGCAGGTGTAGTTGACATAACAGATACTACAGATTCAAGTGATGCTACAGGTGATACAGGAGCTTTACGAACTGAAGGTGGGGCAAGTATAGCTAAAAAGTTGTACGTTGGTACAGATCTAGATGTAGACGGTACAGCTAATCTTGACGCTGTTGACATTGATGGTGCAGTAGACATGGCTAGTACATTAGCTACAGGAGGTTTATATACTGCAGGTGCAGGTATTACTTCTACTGCTGCAGCTAACACATTTGGTGCTACATCCTTTAATGATGCTGACATTACTAACGTAGGAGGCATTGCACTAGATACTATTACTAATGATGGAACAGACATTACATTAGATTCGTCAGGAGATATTATTCTTGATGCTGCTGGCAATAATATAACTATTAAATCTGCTGGAACATCTATACTTGACATAGCTAATAACTCTACAGATGTAGAGCTAACAGTAAGTACAGCAGATAAAAACTTTGCTATTAAAGGAACTGACGGCTCCAGTGCAATCACTGCACTAGACATTGATATGGCTCTTGCTGGTAAAGCTACATTTAGCGGTGACGTTGTTGTAACAGGTGATCTAACTATAACAGGTGATGACTTAGTTATGGGTACTAATACATCAGGACATATTTTAGTTGCTGACGGTACAAACTTTAATCCAATAGCAGTAGGTGATTTATCTGAAATAAGCACTGTTGCAAATGACGATGTATTTTTAGCTGTAGACACATCTGGTGGTGGCTTAAAGAAAATTACAAGAAGTGCAGTTGTTTCTGGTCTTGCAACAAGTTCTGGTATATCAAACATAGTAGAAGATACTTCTCCTCAACTAGGTGCTAACTTAGATACAAACTCACACAACATTCTTATTGATGACGCACACTTTATTGCTGATGAAAATGGTAATGAACAAATAATATTTCAGACAACAAGTTCAGCAGTAAATCAATTTGATGTTACTAATGCTGCAACAGGTAGTGGACCTACTATATCCTCTACTGGAAGTGATACAAATATTAATCTTAATTTAACTCCAAAAGGTTCAGGAGTTGTTATGATTGACGGTAATGTTGGTATTGATTCTGGAACAATAGATCTTAAAAATGGTGGTTCAGTATCTAATATTAAATTTTATTGTGAGTCATCTAATGCTCACTATACAGCATTACAGTCAGCGGCACACTCTGCTTATTCTGGTAACGTGACATTAACATTACCTGCTTCTACAGATACTATTGTAGGTAGAGCAACTACAGATACATTTACAAATAAAACTTTTGGTGGACACACTAGCTTTGGTGATTATAATATTACAAATGTAGGTGATATTGCATTAGATTCTATTAGTGCTGACGGTACAGATATTAATGTGGCTGTGTCAGATAACTCAGCTACAGCCCTTACAATTAAACAAGGGTCAGATGCTTATCTTATAATTGATACTGCTAACAGCAGTGAGTCTGTATCTATTGGTACAGGTATATCTGGTACAGCTATTACTATAGGACACGGTACATCTGAAGTTACTTTTGGAGACAATGTTACAGTAACAGGTGATTTTACTGTCAACGGTACAACTACTACAGTTGCTACAACTAATTTAACTGTTGAAGACCCACTTGTTAAGTACGGACAAGGTTATACTGGCACTGCGTATGATCAAGGTTTCATTATTACACGTGGTGATGGTTCAAGTAGTAACACTGCAAACAGAGGTTTTATCTGGGATGAGTCTGCAGATGAGTTTGCAACCATTGCAGCTAACACAGAAGCAGGAACTACTGCAGGTAACGTAACTATAAATGATTATGTACCCTTACACGTAGGAGCAATAACAGCAGATGATAACTCTACGTTCTCAGGTGAAATTGCTGCAGCATCTCTTGATATTTCAGGTAACGTAGATGTAGACGGTACAACTAACCTAGACGTTGTTGACATTGATGGTGCTGTAGATTTTGCATCTACTACGGCTCATGCTGGAAACGCTACTTTTGCAGATAGTGCAAAAGTTCAACTAGGTGCAGGAGCAGATTTACAAATTTTTTATGATGGGTCTAATGCTTTTATTAATAACACTGTAGCAGGTGCGCTTTCTATTAAATCAGATGACATTAATCTTATGAGTTCTGCCTCAGAAACTATGGCAACATTTGTAGAAAATGGTGCAGTTACTCTTTACCACGACAACGCGGCAAAACTAGCTACTGCCTCAGGTGGTGTAACAGTTACAGGAACTTTTGAACCCTCAGGCAAAATCACCGCAGACGCAGGGATAGACATTGATAACTTCAACATAGATGGCACTACGATTGCGCTGTCTTCTGGTCATATGACACTTGATGCAGCAGGGCAGGTTATTTTAGATTCAGCAGATGCTGGTTCTACTGGATTTGCGGATAGTGGAACTACTTACGGTAATATTTACGCATCGTCAGGTAGTATGGTGCTAAAGTCAACACAATCTGACAAAGATATGCTTTTTCAAGGCAACGATGGCGGATCTCAAATAACAGCCCTCACCCTTGATATGTCAGACGCTGGTGCGGCTACGTTTAACGGAAAAATCACCGCAGACGCTGGCATAGACATAGACAACTTCAACATTGATGGCACTACTATTGGTTTAAGTTCTGGCAATCTTACCCTTGATGTCGCTGGAGAGATAAACATTGATGCAGGTGGTGGTAATATCAATATCTTAGATGATGGTACGAGTATAGCTTATTTTGGTAATAGTTCTAGTAATTTTGTTATTCAGAGTACAGTTTCTGATAAAGACTTGCTTTTTAAAGGTAATGATGGCGGCTCAACAATCACAGCCCTCACCCTTGATATGTCATCTGCAGGGGCGGCAACATTCAATAACGATGTTACTGCGTTCTCTGATGAACGCTTGAAATCTAACATAACTACAATCCCAGATGCCCTATCCAAAGTAACTGAGATGAGAGGCGTACATTATGTGCGTAATGAAACAGGTAAAGATTCATCAGGTGTCATCGCTCAAGAATTACAGAAGATAGCACCAGAACTTGTACTCACCGCAGAAGATGAAATGGGTACACTGAGTGTAAACTACGGCAATATCACTGGTTATTTGATTGAAGCAATTAAAGAATTAAAAGCTGAGATTGAAGTATTGAAAGGAAAATAAAACATGGCATTACCATCAGCAGGTAATTCAATTTCTTTACAGCAAGTAAACGTAGAACTTGGTAATTCAGCTACTGCCACAATCAATATGGGCAATTCTGATTTACGTGACTTATTTGACGATACTTCTGGTGCTATTTCAATGTCTGATGGATTTGGTAAATCAGCAGTTACTTTTTATGCTGCTACTGGTGGCACAGTAACTACATCAGGTAATTATAAATACCATGCATTTACTGGTGCTGGAACATTTGAAATAACAACTCAAGGTAATGCTGCATCAAACCATCTTGACTACGTAATCGTTGCAGGTGGTGGTGGTTCAGGAGATGACAACTCAGGTGGTGGTGGTGCTGGTGGTATGATTACTGCTACAGGACAATCAAAATCTGCCACAACATATTCTGTTGTAGTTGGTGGTGGTGGTGCTGGTACTAGCTCCGTAGGAACGCAGGGTAGCAACTCTTCTATTTTTGGAGTAACTTCTACTGGTGGAGGACACGGTTCTGAATGGGATAATCGTCAAGCTGGTAATGGTGGTTCTGGTGGAGGTTCTTCAGGAGGCTATACTGGTGGTGAAGGTATTTCAGGACAAGGTAATGACGGTGGTAATGGCGGCCCAGATGGTAGTGCTGGAGGCGGTGGCGGTAAAGGTGCTGCAGGAGCTAACGGAACTTCAACAGAAGGTGGTGACGGCGGTGTTGGCGCACAGTGGTTAAACGGAACATACTACGCAGGTGGCGGTGGCGGTTGTGGTGAAGATACCACAAACGGTGGCGGTGAAGGTGGAAACGGTGGAGGAGGCGATGGTTCTGACGAAAGAGGTGGTGGTGCAAATGGTGGTTCATCAGGTACAGCAAACACAGGTGGTGGTGGCGGTGGCCCTCGTTTGAGTAATGGTACATTTAATGGTGGATCTGGTATTGTAATAATACGATATGAGTACCAGTAGGAAATTATATGGCACATTTTGCAGAGATAAATGAAAGTAATATAGTACTAAGAGTAGTTGTTATTGACAATAGTGATTGCCTTGATGAATCTAATAACGAATCTGAAGCAGTAGGTGCTTTATATTGTCATAATTTATTAGGTGGTACTTGGAAACAAACATCGTACAATCATAATATGCGTAAAAATTATGCCTGTGTTGGTGCTGAGTATAGAGCAGATTTAGATGCTTTTATTCATCCTACTCCGTTTGCTTCTTGGGTATTAAATGAAACCACTTGTAAGTGGGAAGCTCCTACAGCTTATCCTGCAGACGGTTGGTCTGAAGATAACACAGATGGTTTTGATTATTTTTGGAACGAGTCTGGTAAAAACTGGGCAAGGAAGTAAAAAATGGCAATACATGATCTATTTAAAATTGGTATTTACAGAGAACAACTACCATTAGATAATAAAGAGTTAGAAAAATACTGTTATGGTATTCAAGAAAAACAAGATGGTGTTAATATTTCTAACAGAGGTGGATTTCATTCTGAAAATTTAGATAAAAGCAATGCAGAATTAAAAGAACTTATGAAACATATTACTGCATATGGGAATTTTTACTCAAAACAAATTGGTTACGGTGAAGTAGAACTTTATAATATCTGGTGCAATATAAATTCATATAAAGACTATAACCAATTACATTGTCATCCTAATGCAAAAGTATCAGGCGTTTATTATGTTAAGACTCCTGAAAATTGTGGTGAAATTGAATTTCATAACCCAGCTTATCAGATATTACAGCAGTCAGAATTAAGTAGACCAAATAATCATTATACATCTTTATTTTGGTGGATGCCAGCAGTAGAGGGTATACTATATTTATTTCCTAGTTGGTTAATGCACTCAGTAAGACCTAATATGAACAAAGATGAAGAAAGAATATCTTTTTCATTTAATTTAGATAACAAACAGGATAGAAGTTAAAATGACTGCAGAACAAAACAACAGTTGGCATCTTAGTAAATCTGTACCTGTAACACTTATAGTAGCACTTGTACTACAAGCAGCCGCAATCGTGTGGACTGTATCACAGATGCAATCTAGCATTGAAGCTAACGCCAGTAATATTATACGACTAGAGACACGAACAGAGAAGCTAGAACTAGCTGTACAAAGTCAAGCTGTAGCTTTAGCACGAATAGATGAGAACATAAAAGCAATACGAACTCACGTAGAGCGTATAGCATCTAAGGATTAAGGATAAAAGAATGTTACAATTTCAGGGATTTAAACCAGACGCATTGAATCGCATGGCTAAGACTATGGGATACTCAGGAGACATGAAGGAGTTTGATAGATTCCTAAATGAGAATCCTGACAAAAAAGAGATGATGGATGTGTACTCTGAAAAAGCTAGAGAGATGATGATGGGTGGCTATGTAAAAGGCTATGCTAATGGTGGTGTTGTAGAAAAAGATTACAGAGCAGAGTACCAAGCTGCTGTTGAAAGTGCAAGACGACAAAGAGCAGAAGGTTTTATGGGAAGAGAGGTACTTCCGGGTGAAATGTCTTATGAAGATTTTGCTGCTAACAGACGAAATATGGATCAATCTGGTGGATTACAGATGGCTCCAGCAGCAGCAACAGTTCTACCTATGGACTATGTACCCAATCTTACTGCAGAGAAATTTGGACAAGCAGCCAACTCACCAATGATGGCTAACCCCGGATTACCTAATCAAGGCAGAGAACAAACTATAGGACAAGCAGCCAACCCACAAGCAACAGCACCCACATCACCAGTAGACTACACACAAGGGCCAGTGCCTCAGTCAACTGGGTATCAGGGTGGTACTATAGCAGAGGCCATAAGTAATAGGGCTTTTACTCCTGCTTTACCATATGGTACAACTGTACAACCAGTAGGAACTGCTTTTAATCAAAATCAAGCTGTAGACACTACACTTGGACAAGTATCAGGAACTATTGCACCAACAGCTACAACAGCTACAACTGCACAGGCCACAGGACAAGCAGCAACACCAGCTACAACAATGACTGCAGGTACTGCAGCCACTGAGGTTGGCATAGCCACAGACACTCTTACTGCAGCACAAGGAGCCGTAGATCCTAGAGCAGTAGTTGCTGCACAGACAACTGTTAATACAGGTGTAAGCAACTTAAATGCTGTACAGGGTACAGGCATTCTTATGAGTAATCCAACACAACGTAAGATTGAGACAGGCGAACTTGTAAGTGGAGCAGCTAATGCTCAGACAGCAGCTAATTTTACTGAACAGGTGCAAGCTGCAGAGGCCACACCAACGAACAAAGCTACCGTACAAGGACAGTTAGAAGGATTGATGGCAGCCTTTGAAGGTGGTAATACACCTGCATGGGCAGCAGGGGCAATGCGTAACGTCACTACACAGATGGCTAACAGAGGTTTAGGTGCATCAAGCATGGCAGCACAGGCTCTTATACAGGGAGCTATGGAATCTGCACTACCAATAGCACAGGCCGATGCATCTATTATTGCACAATTTGAAGCACAGAACTTGTCAAACCGTCAACAACGTGCTATGCTTGCAGCACAACAACGTGCCACATTTATGGGTATGGAATTTGATCAAGCATTTCAAGCAAGAGTACAAAACTCTGCACGTATAGGTGACATAGCTAATATGAACTTTACTGCAGATCAACAAGTTGCATTAGAGAATAGTCGTGTAGCAAACACTGTTAATCTACAAAACTTAAATAATAGTCAGGCAATGGTAATGGCAGAAGCTGCTGCATTATCGCAGTTAGATATGGCAAACCTCTCTAATAGACAGCAAGCTGCAGTTATGAATGCTCAAAGCTTTATGCAAATGGATATGGCAAACTTATCTAGTCAACAGCAAACTGAAATGTTTAAAGCTCAGTCAAGAATACAATCGCTATTTACTGATCAAGCTGCTGAAAATGCTGCTAGACAGTTTAATGCTACAAGTCAAAATCAAACAGATCAATTCTTTGCATCACTTGCAAATACCACTTCTCAGTTTAACGCTTCACAGTCTAATGCCCAAGCTCAGTTTAATGCAGGTCAGACAAATGCAATGGCAGAGTTTCAAGCAAATCTTAAAAACCAACGTGACCAATTTAATGCACAAAATAGATTAGTTATAGATCAAAATAATGCACAGTGGCGTAGACAAATTGCTACAGCAGATACTGTTGCTATAAATAGAGCAAATGAAATTAATGCAACAAACCTATTAGGAATGTCTACTCAGGCTTACAACGATCTGTGGCAATATTATTCTGATAGCATGGAATTTGCTTGGACAAGTGTAGAGAATGAACAAGAAAGAATAAATGAGTTATCACAAATTCAACTTGCAGGTAATATTGAAATGGATCTTTCAGAGTTAGCTTCAGAACAAGCACGATATAATAATAGAGCAAAAGGTTTTGGTAATATGATAACTGAAATGTTTGTTGGTGGAACAGGGTTCCTTCCGGGCCTATTTAACAGAGGATAATATAAATGTATGGAACAGAAGCAATAGCAGCATATAAAAATCTACAGATGCCAAAAGAAGAAATTAAAAAACCTAGTAGAAAAAAGTTTGGATTATTGTCACGCGATGAGGTAGAAGAACCACGTAAAACAAAATTATCTCCAGAAGAAACAGTAAGTAGTTTAGTAAATAAACTTAGAAAAGCAAGACAAGGACTAGAATAATGGAACAACCTAATTTTGATGGACCAATAGCAGGAATGGGGTTAACCCATGAGTTAGGTGCAAGACCTTGGCAACAACCTCCTCAGTATTCTACTGTTGACGAAGCAATGCAATTTTATGGATCTAAACTTGAAAATGAAAACTTTCAAGATTCTTTATTTGATGTATTAGAATTAGGAATACCTGTTACAACAATAGCCAACTCCATACAAACGAGTGGAACGATGCAGGGAAAGCACAGTATAGATGTTGGTATCTTGGTTCTTCCTGTACTTATGGAGTCTATTGCACTTCTTGCAGATCAAGCAGGTATAAAGTATGATATGGGTATAGATGAAAAACTAGATCCAAATGTAATTAAACCTACAAAATTAGCACTAGCGATGAAAAAAGTTGCAGACCAAGAAAATGAAACTGACAGAATGCTAGATGATAGTTTAGAACGTAACATAAATGAGGATATGGTAGAGCCTATTATAGAAGAGCCACAGGTTCCTACTGGTGGACTTATGGGAAGGAGCGTTTAAATGGGATTTATATTAGATACACTTGGATATTCTGCACAACGTGGTGCTGATATTGCAGAACAAAATCGTATAGCAGACAGAAAACAAAAAGAGTCTTTTAGCTTGTTAGATTATCAATTTGACCAAGATAAAAAAATGTTTGATATAAAACAAACTAGAGCAGAAAAACAAATAGAGGATAAAGCAAAAAGAGATCAAGACAAAGAACTCAATGATAAAATAAAAGAGGCAAGTTTATATTTTAAGCCTGATAAAATGAGTGTTATTACATCAAAAGGAATATTAGGTTTAAATCTTGCGATTGAACAAGCAAAAAATTATGTTGCAAATGGATATGATCCAAATACCATGATGGACATAAGCGATTTAAATGTTGATCCAAAAGATTTAGATTTAAATACATTTTCAGGTAGATTTAAAAGAATACCAAAAACAGATTCAAAAACTGCATCTACTTTTGAAGGTGAGTATATAAGGTTAAACAGTTTAGCTTTAAGAGAAACAGACCCACAAAAGAAAGAACAATATAATAATCAAGCAAAGAAAATTCTAGCACTCACTAAAGAAAAAGAAAGTGATGGACAATTTTTATCATCTAAACAATCAATAAGTGCACTTATACAAGACACTACTACTTCTTTGTTTGAAAATTATAATCAAGTAGAAAGAGATCAAAGTGGAGTTATTATAGGAAGACTAAGAGACGGAAATTCTGCAAATGCAGCCTATCTATTTAATATGGCTGCGGATCTTTTAACAAAAAAACATGATCGTGATAACACTATGCCCAAACAACAAGGATGGATAGATAGAAGTAATACACAATTTTGGGCTGGAGTTGAATCTTTAAGAACACAAGCAACCCAAATACGAGCCGAACATCTAAATAATGTTATTGACAGCTTTAAAAGACAGACTAATTTACCCGACAATCCTAGTGATATGGATATAGATACGTATAATACGGCAATAAAAAATGCAAGACTAGGTGAGGGTAGCATGTCTTTTAGGTTACCAGCATCTGCAGAAAAGGCTACAGATTATTATGCAAACAAAGAAGCTCTTTTAAGGGATAAAAATAAATTTAAAGCAAACGATATTGTTCCCTTTTACGAGCAATTAGATGATGGCACTCAAGTAGTAAAATATTATTTATTTGGCTCTTTTGGTCCACCAACACTTTTAGGCTTTAAAGAGTAATTATAAATGGCTGAATTTATAGAGTTAAATGACCCAGATATAAATAAATTTTCTTCGTTTTTATTAGACAATACTAACAAAAATGAAGAAGAAACAAAAGAAGAAATTTCTATTGAAACGGGTAATAATGATGCAAAATATGATCAAATCTTTACTTTAGATAACGGTAGAGCTATAACTCAAGAAGACTTAAGTTATTATAATAATAATCCTCTTGTACCTGCTCCAAAACACATACAAGATTTAAGGGAACAACTAGAAACGAACCCAAATAAAGTTAATGTAAATTCAGACCCTTGGTTAGAAGATGCTCTTCAAGAAGATGACAGATCTAGGCGAGAAAAATTTGAGGATAATAGAGATAAACGAGAAGCTCAATGGGAAAGTAATGCAAAAGAACTAGGCATGTCTAGATATGATTATGTAGAAAATGTTGTTGGTCCTTCAATGAAATCAGAAGAATCTGCAGCACTCAATGCATGGTTAGAATACATGCCGGGAGGAGCAAATTTTCTTATTAATCTAGGAGATGATGTAGGTTGGGGAACCAGTGCTTTTACCGATGGAGTAGAGGCTATCTTAGATAATAGTGAAGAAGGGCTAGGTATTACGAGTAGTATTATTAATTCAATTCAAAATGTGGAATCTAGAAGAGTTATTAATCCTTTTGATGAACGACTGTACATGGACTCTGGAAATTCAAATGCAGAGATTGCAGATCAAGTATCAAAACAAATGGGTTCTTTCTTTGAATTTTTAGCTGTATCTCCTGCTACAATTCCGTTACAAGCATCAACAAAAGCTATGGGGGCGTATCGTGTAGCTGCCAATCAAACTAAGCAAGCAGAAAGAATACTTAAAAACCCTAAAGAATTAAAAAAATTAACAGAACAAATAGAAGATATAAATGGTATTTTTTCAACAATATTAAATACAGAAATTAAAACAGTTGATGATGTTTTAGATGCTCAGACAACAATTAAATTAAATAAAATAGAAAAAAACTATTTAGGATTATATCTTGGAAATGAAAAAAATGTTCGTGCTGAAAGATTAAGGGCTGCACAACTAACTGCTAGTAAAAATCCAGAAGTAATGGAAGAGTTAATTTTAGAGTTTGAGTTTAAAGATGGTAAAAGAGTACGAGATATAAGTAAAAGAAACGAAGATGGTAATCTTGTTGTGGACCCAAAAAAAATAAGAGAAGAAGGAAAAAAATTACTTAAAGAAAAACAAGAGTGGTTAGATAATGATGGTGTTAATTTAGATGATCTAGATTTATTAGATAGCGAGAATCCTTTATTAATTCCAATCTTAGAACCAGATAAATTAACAGCTATGACAGCAGTGATATCAGAATTAAAAGTATCATTTCCAAAATCATTTCAAAAAAACAAACCTAATATAGATAGTATATTTGAACTCTTAATTAAAGGTGATTTAACTGAAGAGGGAATAAAACACAACACTAAACTTAGAGATATAATGACAAAGTATAATTTAAGTTTAGATGACTATATTTTAATGAGTATTGGAAGTGCATCAGATGCAGGTAGAGTTCTACAAAAATTTAGAGCAATAAAAGAGGCAGGAGTTAGATCAACAAGTAAAACAAAAAAAGATATAGCAAAAGAAAACAAAGAAGTAGCAGCCTATGCAAACAGATTTTTTCACGCGGCTCAACGTGTTGAAGGTGTAAGACGAGGTGCATTAGTATCTAACATATTTACAGCAGCTAGAAACTATCAGTCAATGTTGATTAGAAACCCGATAGAGGGATTACATAATGTAATTGAATCAGCTATTCTTATGTATGCAGAAAAAGGTTTAAAAGAAGCAGGTAAAGCATATAATCCTTTTGCAGCTATACGGGATAAGGCTATAGGGGCAAAGGGTGTTGCAAGAGATAACTACGGATTAGCTTTTAAACATATTGGTTATATTTATAGTAGACCAGATCTAGGAATGGACTTTACAAAATTATTACTAGACAGACCAAAATTTTTAAAGGAGTTCTCACGTTTAACTGATAACTTAAATGAAATTTTAACTGCTAAAGGAAGAGGAAAAGGAGGCGTATTTGATACTATCATAAGTCCTTATGAAGACTTTGTCAACGGTATAAATATATTTAATAGAACTCAAGAACAGTGGATACGTCAAGGAGTTGTTATTGCTGAAATGGAACGATTAGTAAAAAGACACTATGGTTTAGATTTTTTAGATGTCATTCGTGGTAAACCAGTAAATGGAAAAAAATATTCTATACCAGATTTTATAGATGATAGTCCAGCCTTAGTTCCAAAAGGTCAACCTAGTTTTGTGAACTTAATTGATTCAGCAGTGCATAAAGCTCTACGTAATACTTACGGTGCAGCACCTGACCTTCCTATTTTTAGAAGATTTACTAACTTTCTTACACGAAATCTTGGTACAGCATTTATTCCGTTTCCAAGATATTTATTTACTAATTTAGAATTACTTTCTCAAAATCTGGGTGGTGGATTTATTCCTCTTTTCCAGTTTTTAACTAATAAAGTTTTTCTTCCAAAAGGTAAACCTAAATATGATGTAGTAAGTGAAAAAAATAGACAACGAATAGCAAATCATATAATTGGGTTAACCATTGTGGGTACTGCGTTTGGAGCTAGACAAGCAGGTGTTCTCTCATCAGTAGATCCCACAAAAATAGAATCCGATGTTTTGGAAAAAACTTTTGGTAAAGGATCTATGGATATTTCTTTAGTTGGAACAAATGTTGTACCATTAATTTATTTAGGAAATGTTATGGCAGACATATATGAAGGTGGGGGTGAATATGCTGCAAAGAAATTTGATAGAAAAAAGTTTATGCAAACCATTACTGGTACTTTATTTAGAGCAGGTGCTGCTAGAGACATTGTAGATGACTTGTTAGATAGATTAGAGGGTGTAAATTTAGATGATGGAAATGCATTTGCCAGAATTTTTGGATCATGGGTAGGAAGTTATACAAGTGGATTCTTTAATTTTATGAACCAAGGATTTGATGCACAAAGATACTTTAATTGGAGAACTCAAACAAAAAAAGAAACTAGACAAGATATATCAGGACTAAATGCTGGTGAAACATTTAAAGAGTACTTTTTAAGGCCATATAGAAGTAAAGGAATGTTAGACAGCCCCAGTGATGAAAGAAATTACCCAGACAAGATTGTTATGGGAAAGGGTTATACTGACACAGATCGTTTAGGGCCAGTAGATAGAGGAAATGTAGGTGCAAAATTATTTCTAGGATCAACACTAGAAGAACAAGAAAATTTTGTTGAAAAATATTTACTTGAAGTAGGCATACCACCTTATACACTTGGTCAAAAAAGTCAGTTAGTATCTGTTCAAACTACAGTAAATGAGTATATAAATAACTTACTGCCTTCAATAATATTAAACACTTACTCACGAGAAAGAGACGTTTTAATTCCAGAATATAGAAGTAAAACAGAGGAATATAAAAAGGCAAATCCGTATAAAAGATGGAGATTTTCTATTATACAAGAAGATATTCTTAATCAAGTTGCAAAACATAGAGATGCAATGACAAAGGTTTCTAAAAATAATAAAATAGCCTTAAAATATAAAAATACAAAAAAGAATATTTTTATACTGTCTCAACAATACAGAAAGATTCCTCCTAGAATAAAAGATATAGTACAACAAGACTTTGAGGAGGAACATAGACGAGAGGTAGATACTTCAAAAGAAACAGATCTTGAGTGGTTAATTAAAGAATCAAAAAGAAGAATTTACAATAGGTAGGGTAAACTACTAATAAAATAAATAAGGGGGCAACTAAGCCCCCATTTTTTTATCTCTTATCACCACTTCCACCTATGGTGTTGTTGTCCATCCTATCACGAAGCTTTGCCTGATTCATACTTGCAATCGTACCAAGTGATAGATTGAGATCCGTTGCAAGTGCAGCACAGT